TTTAATTTTTTAATTTAAAACTTGTTATAATATACCAAGTACAGCTAAGTTAGTTTCAAGAGGATTAGACTTTGGCTTCACAAATGATCCGACAGCAATGGTAGCAACATATATAGATGGAATTAATATGTATGTAGAAGAGTTAATTTATAGTACAGGATTAACAAATCAGGACATTTCAAAAGAATTCGACAAATTAAAACTAGATAGAAGAGATGAAATATTCGCAGACTCAGCAGAACCAAAAAGTATAGAAGAGATCCATAGAATGGGGTGGAATATCAAACCAACTAAAAAAGGAGAGATAAATTTAGGCCTAGATATGTTAAGAAGGTATAATATTTTCGTAAAGAACACAAGTACTAACGTTATAAAGGAGATGCGATCATATAAATACTTAGAAGATAAGAATGGTGACTTAACAAATAAGCCTGAAGATAAAAACAATCATTCGTGTGATGCACTGAGGTACAGCATATTAAACAAACTTATGCGACCAAACTACGGTAAATATGCAGTCAGGTAAATCTTACAAACTTGACACAATACCCTAGTTTAGAATATCTCTAGTTAATTATTTGCATAACTACAAAAAAACTTGTACGTTCATTTTATAATTAAAAACAATTACAATGGATGAAAGATATTATGTTGAAATAAACCACGATTACTTTATAGTAATTGATTCAGAAACAAATAAGCAAATCGGTAAAAATTATAAGTATAGTCGATATGCTCACAACTTACAAGCAGATTTAGAAATGAAACATATGTTCGGATAAAATTATTAAACCCTAAAAAATAAATAATATGACACAGACATTTGAAATACTCGGATACCATTTAGAATTGTTTAACCGTCTAGGTAAATATATTGGACACGTTAGAATGGACACTCCAGATCGTAATGAATCTGACTTTGGCTATGGTGGTCGAAGAACTGAATATGTTCAGGCAGAAGCAACAAAAACTAGCAAGAAATTTAATGTAGATGATTACTTCATTACGGAATGTATTCCAATATGCGGTAAGGTAATTGGTGATACCCTAGATGACAGGATACAGGTAATCAAAAAATCTTACCAAGCAATTAACCATTACGGAAAATAATTATTAATAAATTTGGATAACTCCAAAACATTCTGTACGTTTATTCTATAATTAAAAACAAACAAAATGAAAAAATACACTATTAATTGCTCTTATTACAAAAAATCTTTTGATACTATTATCGAGTTGATTGAAGACATTATCGAATCAGGGATGGATACCGATTACGAAATTATAGAAAACGGTGAAAAAACTGGAGAAGTAATACATAACCTTATAACACTTTAAAAAATGGACAAGTACAAACAAAACTTAAATGTAATAGGTAACAAGGTATATTCATATAGTACCCACGTTGCAACAATAAATGGAACACAACTGATCCAATTGGGTTGGTGGAGTGTTACAACTCAGAAACACATTAACTATGTGGCTCAGGAATTGAATTTGACTTTAATTAAAAATAATAGTACGTTTGATAAAAACTTAGAAAAATACAGAGACTTTATTTAACCAATAATTTAATATGAAAACAAGGAAAAATAACAGAGTAGAAACAAAAATACTTAAAGCAATGTTCAGCTATAAAAATATAGCAATATCATCAGCTTGGGTTTTGACAGCATATTTATCAATGTATGCTTGGATGTGGATGATAACCTTAATATTTAAATAAGATGAAAACAACACACAACGGTTGGACAAATTATGCAACTTGGAGGATCAATTTAGAAATGATTAGTGATCAGGAAATTCACTTGAATGAAGATTATGCAGATGAATGTAAAAATGGAGACATTAACAAACTGTCATTAGCTATGCAAGAATATGTTTTAGAAAATTTATATACTGAAAACCAGTTGACCTATGATTATGCTTGTGCTTTTGTTGCAGAAGTTAATTTCTATGAAATAGCTGACCATATTATATCTGATTACGAAGAGTCACATTGTAGAAATTGTAATGAGCAATTAAATTTTGACACTAGTTTAGATGGTGGATGGAGTAGTTATTGCACAGAAGAATGCAAAAAAGAAGAAGAGGTTTTATCCACCTTTGAAAAAGGATAGTTTTATTTTGATAGTTTTTAGTTAATGAGGGTGGTTGAAAGACTGCCCTTTTTTTATAAATTTGTTTTAAATAACGTTATAATAATATGAAGTTAAATTTGATTATTCCTGAAACACTCGATGATGTTACATTAGAACAATATGTAAAATTCGAGAAACTCAATACAGAAGACAACAAGGATAGTACATTCATTATGCAAAAACTTGTAGAGATTTTTTGTGGTATAGACCTAGAAATAACTCTGAAGATTAAGTACAATGATCTTGTAAAAATAACACAGAAAATAAATAAAGTAATAAACAGCAATGCTCCTCATACCCCTAGATTTACTTTAAATGGTGTAGAATATGGTTTTGTGCCTAATTTAGATGATATCACTCTCGGTGAATACATAGATCTAGATAATTATTTAACCTCTTGGGAAACGATGGATAAGGCATTAAGTGTACTATATAGACCGATTACTCTTGACAAAGGAGATAGATATCTCATAGAAGAATATGATGGAAGTAAATATTCAGAAGCAATGTTGAAGTCTCCATTAAGTGTAGCTGTTGGAGCAATGGTTTTTTTTTGGAATTTAAACAAGGAATTATTGAATCATACCCTGAACTATTTACAGAAGGAGACAGCAGACAAGCTAACTTTGGAGGAGTTGAAAGCTTTGGACTCAAATGGGGTTGGTATCAGTCAGTCTATGCACTCGCTGCAGGAAATATTGAAAGACTTGAACATATCACAAAGCTTGGAGCTATAGAATGTTTGACTATGTTAACCTTTATGAAAGAGAAAAACGAAATAGAAGCTAAACAAATTAAAAGAAATCAGTAATGAGCCAACAAGGAACTAGATCGTTCTACCAAATAACAGATACGATAAAAACCCAACTATTGGAGGACCCAAATTGTAACACAGTTACGTTCGGTAACATAACGGATATAGATTTAAGTAAGCAAACTATTTTTCCACTATCACACGTAATGGTAAACAACGTTACCTTCTTAGATAATGTAGTTAGTTTTAACATAAGTGTTCTTTCTATGGACTCAGTTGATCAGAGTAAACAAGAAACAGTTGATGTATTTGCAGGAAACAACAATATGCAGGATGTATTGAATACACAGTTAGAAGTACAGAACAGGCTATTTATTGAAATGAAGCGTGGTAATTTATACTCAAGTAACTACCAAATCACAAGCACTCCTAGTTGTGAACCATTTATCGACAGATTTGAAAACCAAGTAGCAGGATGGGCATCCACATTTGATGTAATAACTAATAATGATATATCTACGTGCGACTAGAAAACACACAGAAGGTCTTAGAGGCTTTTAAAAACTTTGTTATACAACAATCTAGGTCAAGATTAACTAAGGCAGGTAAGAAGGCTACAGGTGATCTATATAACCAGTTAGAAGGACAAGTTAAGGAAATGCAGAATAGTATCCTTGTTAAATTTGATATGCCATACTACGGTAAGTTTCAGGATAAAGGAGTTAGCGGAACGAAACAAAAATATAACACTCCGTTTAGTTATGGATCTAAGATGCCACCTATTAAAGCTCTAGCAGACTGGGCTAAACTAAAAAACATAAGATTAAGAGACAGTAAGGGAAAATACACTAAAGGGAATTATAATACTATAGGATTTTTATTCGCTAGAAGCATACAGAAAAAAGGAATCAAGCCTTCGTTATTTTTTACTAAACCATTTGAACAAGGATTTGAAAAACTACCTAAAGAATTGATCGAGGCTTTTGGATTAGACATAGAAGACTTTTTTGATTACACACTAAAGAAATAAAATATGAGTACTAAAATAAACGCAAGAAGTCCCTTTTTTTTAAACTACACAGAACCAGTTAAACCATTAGTTGCATTGACTTGTACATTAATAGATGCTACAGGTTTTGCTGTTGGTGTTCAGGGAGAAATTACCCTTCCTAATATATCGTTCGGTTCTTTTATAAGCATCACAAGTTCTGATAATGCTTTTGCTAATGGTAAATGGGCAGTTGTAACAAATGTAACAACAAGATCAATGACCTTAAGGGTTTTAGTACCAAGTGGATTTTCTAATGCGGATGCTTATGTAGATTGTACCGTTACAGCTTCTCAAGTAGTTGCTTCTTGTGTTAATAGAATTACATTAAATAATGCAATACCAGACAAAACTTTAGCAGTATTTGGAAACTCCACAACAATAACATTAAGCAATCATTTTAGTATAAGTGCAGGAACTTTGGCATACAAGTTTGGACAAAATTCTTATGCTGAGTTTGATTTGTCAT